CCTGGAATCAAATCCTCCTGTGAGCAAATGACGGGCCTCGGCTGCGGGCTGAACGGTCTGCTTAAAAATCTCGTTGGCCTGTTTGATCTGTGGGTCGTTTAACGCGGCCTGAAATTCAGCCTCATTCTTGAATACGCTTTCGCGTCCAATTGTGCTTACAACTTTAGATGCCTGCTTGCGTAGCTGCGCAGCTTCCTCTGGAGTGGCTGCGTTGTTTGCAGCCTCCTCCAAACTATTTTTTAGCCCCCTCTGCTGTTCTTCTACCCAAACAGAACCGAGCTTCTTTGAAAACTCCGGGCTTTTGTACTGACTTCCAAGCACTCTAGCCTGCATGTCTTTCGCTACGTCCTCGGCAGCCTGTGGCGCATTGGCGTAACGAAACACAGCATTAGCAGATTCTTCCGACGCGTTCCTTAAACGCGGGATATTCTCATTGATGATGTTGCGGCGCAGAACATCTAGCTCTTGCCCAACCTTGGCCCTGGTTATGGCGTCCGCTCCTTTCATCAAAGCAGCAGCGCTGATTCCGCCAATGATCGCACCGGCTACAGTGTGAACTAGCTTATCGTCTTTTTCGTTGGACCCAAGGAATCCCAACGTGCCGCCCGTAGCGCCGCCCGCAAGTATGCCTAACGCTTTTCCTGTGACTGCGCCTTGAGTTCCGCCAGCTCCAATAGCACCCGAGAATTGAGAAGATCCAGAATTTGCTGGATTCTCTTCGGGTCCTGGGAGTCCAGAAGTATCGTACCCTTCCGAGCGCAGGGTTGCTTCATCAACTGTTCTTCCGCGTGGATTGTCGGGGGTTCTATCGACCTGGTAATAACGTTCCCGTACCGGTCCGTTCCGTCCGTTGTACTTCTGTTCATATAGAAACTCTGTGTCTTCTGGCAGAGGCTTTAGCGGTGGCGCTTGCTCGATGTTGTGGATTGCTTGGTCGAGGGCTTGTGTTCCGGCAACGATTTCTGATTGGGCGTTTCGTGGCTCCACGCTAGGCAGTTCCAATTTCCCGCTTTGCCCTGTGCTTTCAGGGCGTAACACTTCGCTTGTTGCGCTTTGCTTTTGAATGGCATTTTGATTTCCTCCAAGTTGATCTTGTTGACGTAGACGATTAAATTCCTCTCCAGTCATATCGGACGGATACGCGCCTTTTGTTGGTGGTAAGGTGCTCGGTTCTGGAACGGTATAGCCCAGCTTTTCTAGCGATTCTCGGCTTACATCTGAGCCTGCTGGATGAACCATCTTACCCGCGTCATCATAGACGGGCTGATTCAAATGGAATAGATCGATCTTTTCGCCGTTAGCGCCTTCTTGAACACCAGAGTAAGAACCAACCGGAGCAGGTCCGCCTTTCACTGCGTCAGGAGTCGCGGCATAATCACCTTCAAACTTAGGAACAGTGTCGCCTTGCGTAAGAGCTTTACCGGCTTTCTTTAGACCGGAGACGAGCTTATCTTTGAGCGAAGAAACAGCCGATTGCTGGGCGGTAGCTTCTGCGATCGTAGGCAGCTTTGGAGTCTGAGTGAGCGCATTAGCTGCGGCTTGCGTACTCGCGGGGCTTCCTTCAACGTGAGAAGCGGTTTCAGCTACGACGTTGGCTAGACTCGGTGGTTTAGCCGCCTTGGCCAAGACTTGTTCGCCCGCGTTAAGCTCGGGCTGAGCTAGTCGCGCCGCCGCCGCCGTTCCGCCCGCACCAAGCAAACCGCCACCAGCCGCGCCAATCAGAGTATTCTGTAGACGCTCTTGGGGTGTATCCCCTTGTGTTGCGCCGATGGCTCCGCCTACACCAGCACCAGCAATCGTTGGAAGAGCAATAGGAAGCGCACGCCCGTATTGTTCGTTCATCCTATTGGCTTGCGCGGAAAGCTCAGCGTTTAACGGAAGCGCGGTAGCTCGTTGAGCGTCCAGTTCTCTAATCTGCCGAGCCGCTAATTCTTGAGGAGACGTTTCAATCGGTGTAAGCGTGCTAGGCTGAATCTGATTAGCCCGCATTGCTTCCTGTAAATCTAGGCCAGACGCCTGTCTCAAAATATTCTGCTGCTGCACCGCACGATCAGCCGCTTGCTGCTCAAGTGCTAATTGCTCTCGAAGTGCTTGAGCGCTTTGCGGCGTAGCCGGGTTATCCAGAATCGCACCCTGTCTCTGAGCGTTAACTGCTCCTTGTGCTTCGGCAGAATCCAGAATGTTCTGCGCTTGGACTGGAGCCTGTAGCTCTACGGCATTCTGATAGCCTGTATCTATGCCTTGTAGCGCTCGTTGTTCGCCTTGAAATGCGTCAGCGAGTGCTGCGTTTCCTTCAGCTTGCCGCGCCGCCTGAGCATTGACTATTCCTTGATCCGTATAGCTAGCCGGAGCAGACTCAATTTGCGGCAAACGAGGATTCCTTAGATCAGAAATAGCGTTCGCAATAGCGTGACCTCCACGAGCGCCTAGGCCCATTGCTAGCGTAGGCAGGAGATCCGTAGCGTTTCCTTCGTATTTAGCCGCGCCAATAGGCAGTCCCGTATTAGGATCAATCTCGGCCTGCGTTGGTCCAGCTGTTAAACTCGATAGTTGATACGGAGCCTCTAGCGCACCACCCTCAAGGATGCCTTGCGCGGCTGCCTGCCTAAGCGTAGGAGCGGTAGCGCCAGATCCAACCGTACTCACGAGCCCAGCACCAACTATACCTGGTAAACTGTAGTTACGCCAATTGAGTGGATCTTGCCCCGCGCTTTCTGCGTCGATTGCTTCGCCTGCTAGTTCACCTGTCGATCCAAGAATAAGCCCAGGAAGTCTAAGCTCTGGAGCAAGCGTTGACGCAACCAATCCACCGCTACGGACAGCAAGATTACCAGCTCGGTTAAATCCGGGTTGAAGCGTACTAAGAGCGCCACCAATATCCGCGTTGGATACCTGATTTAAAAGTTGGCTGGAAATATCCCCTGCCGTTTGTTCACGCTGCGGAGCTTGCCCAACGCGCCTAAAGGTATTGTCGCCAGTCTTAACAATAGCGCCTAGATCTCGGTCTTGAAACGCTTGGCCCACTGGAGCCGCCCTGAATTCCTTGGTGAACCGCGCGGCTTCAGATCCGCCTTGACCAGTAAGTCCGCCGAGAACATCATAAGCACGTTCACGAGCAATCGGGCTAGCCTGCGATAAGCTTAAGGTCTGTCCTCCTGCTGCCCGCGCATCACGAAGGTTTAGATTCGCTCCTATATTAGGAGCTGGCGCGTTATAGGCAGCACTTGCCATCCGCGCCAAATCAGCACCACCAGATGAAGCCGGAGCGGCAGGCGAAGCCGTTTGTTGGATACTCGCAAACGCGGCATCAATATCCGATTGGCTAGGCGGATTCGCTCCCTCCATTTCAATGACTGTACCGGAGGGACCTGTTACCTCATAAGTAGGCATTATGGTTTAACCACACGAATTTTGTAGGGCGACGCGGGAGCTGCGTTAGGCTGAGCTACTGGAGTCGGATTAAACCCGAGAAGATTATCAATCTCACTATCATCCGGAATATCTGGAGGTCCAGGGTTTGGCGATGCTTGGCCAACAGGGCCAGCCTGAATTACGGGAAGCGTAGTCACTGGTTGATCCACAGCGGCGGCCGGTGAAGTAAATGAATTGATCTTATTCTTCACCCAATTCGTGGCTGCTGTTGTCATACTCTCACTCTTTGGTTTAACGGCACCCACCTTACCATCTCCTGACATCATCGATGCAAATGGATCAACCGAACGATTTGGTTTAGCGTTCAGACTGATAGGAGGGAGCGCCTGCCGCGTTTTAACGTCTACGGGATTTAGAACCAAATTGCCATTGGCGTCTACTGTCTGAAAGATCTGAACCTTACCTTGCGCCTCAAGGGCCTTGTAATGATTGATTCTCTGAGCATACAAGTCAGCCTGAGCCTTAGCCCGATCCTGATTGGTCTGAGCGTTAAGCGCTGCAATTCTGTTAGCCTCGGCTCTCGCAGCAGCTTGGTCTTGTTGATATTCTGCTGTGGATTGTCGAGAACCTATAAGGGAATTATTTAGCGCGGCCGTTTCAGCCGTAACCAGCGGCTTCATGTTTGCCGTGTATGGACTGCTTGTACCCGTAATTGGATCGTACTGCACGCCGCTTTCCTGAATCACCTGGTCAAATTGGCCCGTAGGCTGTCCGTTCGCATCCAATCTAGGAACCTGAACAATGGATTCGCCCTGCTTTGTCCTGAATGGCTGGCTCGCTTTGGCCGTTTCAATCCTAGCCAATGCAGCGCGGTACGGCGCTTGCGCCTGGGCCAAGTCTGTTTCGGCCTGGATCTGCGCCAAGCGTGCTCTCGCGGCCTCTTGTTCAATCGGAGCCAGAATAGCTTTCTGCCGCGTATTCTGGATGGCGTTTACCAGTCCAATGCCAGAGTTAAACCCAGCAATCGCTTCGCCCGGTCCGCGCCCAGCCAATTGCGCTCCATCTGCGAACTGGATCGAAGGCATAACCTGAACACCGAAGCCACTTGTCGTAGGCATGTTATTTCTTTTTAAGCTGAACCATTAGACCGCGAATGAAGTGCTTGGTGAGATCATCATCATGGATCTTCTCAGCAATCTCCTGGCCGTGCAAGGTATAGAACTCGATGAAGGATTGATCCATGTGGGTAAGCATGTAGTTACGGAAATCCTTCCAATCATCCGTTTCCGTTCCTAGACATTCCCTCGCCACCCAGCAGATAGCTACTGACGAATAGTCAAACCCTCCACTGCTGTTCGTAGATCCAGGCGTGTACTGAACTGCTGGTTGAGAAGATTGCTTATTGTAGCTCGAAATAGCACCTGCCCCCACGCCGCCAAGTTGACCTAGTAATTGAGCGTAGTTATTTCCCTGCTGAGCTTTGAATGCTGCCGATTGCTGCCCGGCGTTCGCCGCCAAATTAGAATTGCCGACACTCAGGTTAGCTACGGCACTGGGATCAAGTCCGACAACAGGCGACTGGATGCTTTGTCCAAACTGGGCCGCACTCAGATACTTTGCAAAATCTCCTGCGCTCAACGCTTGTAACGCTGCTGCTTGCTGGAGTGCGTTTTGTTGCGCGAATTGGCTCTGCCCAATCTGCTGTTGATTGTTAGCGAGATTGAAGTTACCTAACGCTTGTCCCGTGCTCGCCGCGCTATTAATCTGGTTAAGCAAATTCTGCTGCGCTTGCTGACCGAGCTGAAGACTCGTTAGTCCAAGATCACGCGCCGTCAAATCGCGGCCCAAAGAGAGAGACCCAGGAGCAGTGTTTCCCGCATTAGCTAGCGCATTTCGCGTTGCCAAATTACTCATCTCCGTAGAGAGTCTTGCTGTTGGCAGAGTATTACCCGAAGCGAGATTAGCTTGCGCGGCGTTTGCTGCGGCCTGTAAACCTTCTGGAGTCGCGGCAGTAAAGTTCTGCGCATTCCCCTGGTTCATGAGGATCTGACCCGCTCTCTGATTGTACTGATTTGGCCCAAGCGCGGCCAATAAATCCTGAACCGAGTTAGTTCTAAGATTAGCAACTTCTGGCGTGTACTGCTGTTCTAGTGCCCGTGAGGTCTTGTAGTTCTGTAGCGCTTGATCTGTTGCCTGTTGCCCTACGGCGTTCACGTCAACCTTCCCGGCCTTAGCTGCGTCTTGTGCCGCGTGCTGCGCCTTGCGGCTAGCGTCCGCTTGTGACACCGTCCCTGCGGCTATTCCGACTACAGCTACCCCTGCAGCGACCCATACTTGTTGCTGTTGCAAACTATAACTAGAAACAATCTCTTCCGTATGTTTCTGATGCGCCTGTTTAAATCGTTTCATTGTGTCAGTTCAAAAGTGTTAGGCGGAACTTCGTGTGGATAGATTATTGTCCGCTCAATCTCCGCCACATCTTCTAGATCGGTAGCATAGCAAGCGGTCATAATCACGTCCTCATGAATTAGAATGGCGCGGCGCGTTCCAGGTTTAGTTATGCCGAAGTAAGGAGCCTGAATGTGAACGGATTCGTCCATGCCCTCGACTTCATTGAACCAGGTCATAGACCCAGTCATAACAAAGAAGGGATGTTCCCACGTGTGAATCTTAGAAGTAACGCAGATACCCTTTTTCATTAGGATTGATCTAACGTACATCTTCCCGTTTACGCCGTCGCCTTTGGTGAAGTGGTGCGTGACCTCTGGGTAGACTGGAGGATAGCCTGCCTGCATCAATGCCTCTAGGCGGTTGATCTTTGAGGAGTTAACCGCTCGCATGATCTTCTCGGAGTCGGTGAGTTCTATGGCGCTCATTTCATCTCCTGTAGGTTGAAGTAGTGGCAAATCCAGACTAAACGACCCGATTCAAGGTCTGTGCCCGGATCTTCCATTGGATATCGGCAGTGAAAAAGCGGTGCATTAAAAACTAGCGCTCGGTTATACTCGCCCTTAACGATGTCGGTAATTTCCCAGTCTTCCATGCTGCTTTTCGCCATGTCATCGCGGAGCATTGCAGCTGTCTCTTGATTTAGATTAGCAGGAAGGGCAGTTAGACCAGTTTCTTTGTGCTTCCAGAATGCCGTAGCCCCTTGATTTTTATTCTGCGTAAGGTAGGCTATGCAGGTGTAGGGTGCCGCGTGTGCGTCTGAGTGAATCGTGGCGCGCTCTGTGTGCTTTGTGGTGAGTCTAAAATGCGTCAGGTTTGGAACAGCGATAATTCCCGTAGCATTCATTAGCGATTTTGTGAGAATAGCGTGATTTCCGCCAAAGCCCATGCCGTCTAGGCTGGCCGAAGTTTCGTCTTTACCTGGAATCCAGTTTCCAAAGCCCGCATGAATAGCCGAGTCGCGCACCAAGCTTGGCACATCTAAAACAGATGTGTCTAAGAAATTATCAAAAACTTGATAGGACTTGATCATGCGCTTCGAACCATTAGCCCGCTAAACTGTGCTCCGGCAGGACCGCCGCCACCAACCAAGATGCCAGACGGGGCCGTTACCGTGATCGTGTAATCCAGGGTAACGTAAACTTGGTCTCCAATATTCATGAGAACTGGCCCCACCGTTACCGCTTGGGCCATTGCTGCCGATGGATCGGCTTGAGATTGGAGTACATTTCCAGCAATTCCTACCCCAGCGTTTTTAAGGATATTGCAGATAGTTCCAAGGTCAGTTGTGTTCGAGTCATCTGCATTTACCTGAAGGATGACGTTGAAGATGTAGTAGCCGTTGGCTGGGCAGGTATATTTGTTGCCTGAGAAGCAGCCGTCTGGATCTGCTGCGACCACGTTGAAGATAGGCGTAATCGTGCCGCTATCAGAAACAGCAATAGCCTGATGTTGAGATGACCCCATGACAACCTGGAACGCGCCCTTACCAAAGGCAACGCCTTGAACAGCGGCCTGGATGGCCGTGTTCATCTGAATCGTCGTAGAGTACGGAACCAGCGCAGTTGCAATCTTGTTATCTATTGCCGTGTTCATGTCCACGGTCTTTGTGTACAGGGCAAACGTGTCCTCGTAGACATCGTGCCAATCTCCGTTCCAAAAGTATTGGATAGACTGGGCCTTTCCGGTTCCGTTAAGACTTCCCCAAAATGTGTAAAAATTGTGATCCGGTGCGCCGTTCTGAAATATGTATCTTAGGCTCTGGCTCTCAATTACCTGAGGAACATATGAAGCCGTTGGCGTATCCCAAACGTACCAAGTAACTCCATTCTTAAGCCACGGGCCTACGTTGCTTGTGGGTGCGGTTGGTCCCGAAACGAAGAAAGATATCGTAGTCGGTGATTCTATCGAAAGTCTGGCCACTAGCGCATCGGCAAACTCTTGCGGCGTGTAATCAGCGTTATCAGGAAACGGCGCAACTCGAAAAGAAACTGGGATCACTGTGGCCATTGACTATGTTGTTTGGGGCACTTAGGTTATTTTCTCAACCTTATTTTGAGAAAGGATTTGAGATATTAGGCATTCCCTTGTTAAGAGAGTCTTTTCTCTTTTGACAGGCTCCGCATTCCTGAATTTTAGATCCAATCAATGCGTCTATGGTGCGGGCTATGGGTTTAGCAATAGCTTCAACAGCATCACCTAGCCCAATATTTTTAGAGCTTGTGTGAAACACAACTTTTGAGGGTTTTAGTCGCATGGCTTTTCACAAAGGAGCACACGTTCCTGGTGCAGATACATAGGTTTCGTAACCGACCAACTCAGGAACCGAATCAATGAAAGAAAAGCCTCCACCAATCACTGTAGGTGTGTATGTCAGTGTCTGCCAGTTTTCCCAATCAACACTGCCTATAAGCCTGCGATAGACCACAACGTTGATGGTTGGGTTAAACGCCCATCCCTCACCATCTACTTTAAACTCAACCTGCCTAAAACTTAGGCTAAAACTATCAGCCGCCCTAAGCTGCCTAGACGTAGTGCAACAACCTTCACCCTCTGGAGACTGAAATGCAGACCAGCCTGCGTCGGGATCTGGAAAAACTCTTTCGATTGCGTCTTCTTCCGTATCCTCATTGCTTAGAGTTTCGAATCGTTCACCAGAAAAACTTAAATTATAAGGGAAAATTTGCTGGCAATATGAAGTATCTCTTACCTCTTTGTAGACTGTTGGTGTTCTGAAAATAGTATATCCTGGCCCAACTTCTACGGGATCTCCAATTGTTCCCACATTGTTTACTTCTATATGTGGAGTTCCGGTATTGCTCCAAACGCAAGGAAGGTCCGGTCCGTCAATAACATAGTGCGTGTAGTGAGAAGTATTTACGGTGCAGTTTGATACGTCGTACTGCCACGTTTCAGCATTATCGAAATCATAAGAATCTGTTGTTCCGATAGCTACGGTGCAGTCCGGTTCTCCGTGAATACAGATAAGAACTTTCCCAGAATTCGTATTTGTTTTGTACTTCTTTGGCGGAGCGCTTGGCGTCGTAAATTCAGAAAATCCACATAGTGTAGCGGTTCCAGCCCTGTTTCTGCAAAGAATTGAAACCGTTCCATCAGGGGGAACGTTTCCAATTAATGCGTTATTGTCTATCGGGAAAGCTACGTAATTAAGCGAT